GCTAATAATTAATTATTAAACTTGTTCTGCATTTTCTTCATCTATATTCCATCCTGTGCAGCTATCTATCATCTTTTTAAGACCATACTTAGATTTGACTTTATAGTCTTTATTACTAAGCATATATTCAGCACATTGTTTAGCAAACTCTATTATTTCACTAGGAGTATATTCAGATTCAGTATAGGCATCCCAAGGGCACTCAAGTTTATCATCAAGAGGATCATAGTCTGTAGAAGTAATATCTACATCTTTACTTAGGCTACATGATACTGTTATACCAAATAACTTCTCTGATGGATCTTTTTGGTTCCAAGGAGCCAGAGGACTATTAGCAGCCCCCGGTGGATAATTACCCATAAAATCATCTCTATAACTCATTTTTAATCCGAATTTTATTCATTCTCTTTAATATTTTAGTATCTGTAATAAGGTTATTCTCCTTAATAAGTCTCCTAGCTATAACACACTCCAAGTGATTTGGAATACTAATATGGTCTCCATTATCATTTATAAAAATATCATGGTCTCCACTACTTCTATTGTAGTAGTAACCATTAAGTTTGACAATCTTTATAAATTCTCTTGAAGTGAATTGTTTCATTGTTCTTTTTCCTTTATTTCATGTTTTTTAATCATGTCTTCAGGGACAAACCATGCACTTTCCTTTGGGTCAAAGTAGACTCTATCTTCATAATCTTTATCTTCCATGAAGGCCTGTATATCAGGCCATTCTATTTTTTCATACATTTCCTTTTCCATAATAATTTATTTTGCAAAGTTAATAAAAAATCTCAGTATTTGGGTCAAAAAGAGAAAGGAATAGGCATGATTTAACACATAATCCCAGTTCTTTCTCTTATAGACCATAATTACTTTATAAATTCATTGAACAGTTTACTAAATACTGTATGCTCCATATAGCATATAGGGCTTTTAATATCAGGAAGTGCATCCTTTTTAATACATACATATCTTCCTGTCCTTTTAGGATTATTCTCATCAGAGTTATCCTCTACTTCAAGAATAAATTTACCTTTCTCTAATGCCTTTTTACAATCATCACATAATTCATTAGGGTTACTAATGTCATGTGGTGCCTCAGCATCATTCTTTAGTTTTCCAAGTAAAGCTAAACCTGTTTCCTTGCCACAGATAAAGCAATGAAGTACAGATGGATTTACACCATGCTTAGGACTCAGTTTAATTGAGTCTTTAGTCTTTCTTTTAGCCATAGTTATAAATGTTGATTGGTTATTAATATGTATATAATGCCCTTTTCTTTATAGCCTCACCTATGGGAAAGGAATCCATAAGCTTATCATGTGGAATGGTTTCCTCAGTATCATCTATTTCATTAATGATATAGTAAAAATCATCTTCTACAAGAGTGATACTCTTAGGTGACATTCCACCACCATTAAGCATAACAAAGCATTCAAGTATCCCATTTTCTGAGCTATGAATAAGCTCATCCAGTTGTTCTTGTGATATTATCTTTTTCATTTTACCTCTTCATAAGTATCCTCAAATATATCTCCTCTACAAGGATAATACTCGCCTTTAACTCCCTTAATGATATAACTACCTATGTCAGCAGCCATAGCACCTTCAAGAGTAGGAATAACAAGGGTAATATTCTTCATCATTGCCCTGCCTTCCGTAAATGCTTTTATCTCCTGTAAGTTAGTTCCATCCCACTTTACAGCAGATACCACTACTGGTTTCTTCTTATACTGTTTAATCATAGTCTTTAATATTCATTAGTACAATAGTCAAGAAAATAAAGATTCACTTTGTCATCAATCATTTCTTTAAGAGATACCTTATTATCAAAGAAAGTCAAGCTTCCATTGATTTTCATGGCCTCCTTTCTTAGGTTGACTTTATAGAAATTAGATGTGGTAACAAAGCCATGGAGTTCATGTGCAGGTTTTTCCCAAGTATTAACAAGAGCAAACTTATAGCCCATATTGAATAGCAGCTCATTATTATTGTATACCTCTCCCGTCCAAACCTTGCTACTCTTTATATCTACTCTCCAAAGATTGGGAAATTTATCACATATCCCTTCTGTTTCAGAAATAAATATTATCTCATCTGTACAATTACCTTTTTCAAGGACTATTCTATAAATAGCTTTGGGGCAGAATATTGCCATATAATGGCAGATCTCATAAAGAGTTCCTACACATCTGTTAAAGTTAACCAACCCATGACAAAATCTCCAAAAATAGTGTTTGTCAAGGTATACTCTTATATCAAAGAACCTAACACCAAACTCATACTGTTCCTTAATGCTTCTACACTGAGTTTTCCACCACCTTTCACCTAACTTAAATATAGGATTACATGGCTCTAAATAAGTAAATGTATCATGACTTCCTATCATAGTTAATTCTCCCTTTCTAGCATATTGATTTCATCATTAAGATACCATATAGCCTTCTTGAGGTCTTCTATAGTCTTTTGTTTATCAGTATATCCTTCTTCTTTTTTATGTCCAGAACGAAGAATATACTTGATACTATTACCAAGATTAAAGTCCATGTGTCTTGTAATATCAATAACCTCAATACCACATAAATCTTTAAGCCAAGTATAATGAGAAGGATGATTTACTTTATCACTAGAAACATCAGAAGTATTAGAAGCATTAGAAGCTTCATAAGGCTCCCAAAACTTTAAAAAATCTACTGTATAACATATAGAACATCTGGACTTGTCACATAATGTTACATAATTATCACCAACATATACTACTTTCTTTATTTCTCCTGTAGATGGATGCTGATAGTGTTTTCCTACTATATTTTTAATATCAATCATAGTGACGCTAATAATTCTGTTTTAGTTTTAAACAACTTGTTACTTGCAATTCCTTTAGCTTCTACTTTATAATGAATACGACTATAATACAGAACATTATAACATATTTGTGTGCCATTTTTGTCTATTGCTATATTACACTTTGTCAATGTTCCTTCATGTACTTCATTGTCTACTATAAACCATACCTTATCACCTACTTTAAAAGGCAACTCAAGTACTTTATCATTCTTTTTCTCAGGCAGTTTACCACCTACAACAAAGAAATCAAGCATAAAAAAAGTAGAAACTATCTTTACTTGGTTCCCTAATTCCTTTGTAGTATCTCTAAGATATATCTGTTGATGTATGCTGTCTATATATTCTACTTTAAGTACTTGTCCTTTTTTATATCTACTAAAAGGAGTTTCTACAGTAACATTACTACCTCTTTTAAGATTAAAAAATTCATCTCCAGTCATAGTTTTTTATAATTTAATATAGTAAATCCATTCAAATGGTTCTCTGTTATTTAAATAAGTCATTACTTCTTGGTTAAAGTAAGCTTCTCTTTCAAAAGAAAGGCTTCTATAGGCCTTATGCCACTTGAATCCATAATAGATATACTTAATGATAAATTCTATTACATACCATAGAAAGAAAGGGATAATTAGCATCTCTTTCTGTTGCTCCCAATGAATGGTCTCATGGTTTATATCTACAGAGCCAAGGGCAAATGACCCTCTTACAAAGATAAGAGGCCCTACAGTCATAGCTTTATAACCTTCAGGTGGAAGGTATTTGTTTCTGATAACTTTCATTATACTACTATTAATGATTAATAAAAAAGACTACTGCAAAGTTAGCAATGCCTGCTAACTTATGCAATAGTCTAAATACAGCTATTAAATCTGCTCAGCAACTTCTTCATCTACTACCCAGTTATCACAGTCTTCAAGGATTTGTTTCCACTTAGAAGTGTTTTCCTTCTTAGTTAGTTTCTCTGTATTCCACTCATCTGCTACTATATCATAATTAATAATTAAAGTTTAATGTACCCAATGATTAGAGACTTCAGGTGAGGCAGGAATAGGCAATGCCTTACAATATATAGCAGCAGATGCCTCCATTATATTCTCAAGAGTCTTTGGAAAGTCTACTACTTCTTTAGGGTACTCACAATTAATCTCATCATGGACACAGACACATAGTTTTATTCTACCAAAATAATTGTTGTCAACTATCCAATCAAATAGTTTTCTAATTGCGGTCTTTAATATTATGGCACCAGTACCTTGAGTAACAACATTCCTTGCTAATCTGTCATATTTTCCTGCTGCTTGGAAATGATGTCTGACTTGTTGTGATATTTCATCACCTGTACTTTTGTGATATTGTCTGTACTTTTCCCAAAAATCTTGATTCCAATTTGAAGACTCCTCTTTCCATTGTTGCCAATCCCACCAATAGAGCTTATGCCCAGTAATAGGATTTATAAGAATATATCCATTACTTCTAACAAAAGCTGCACCTTTAGAAGCAAAAGTACTTACACCCTTGAATTCCTCATTTAGTGTATCTATGTACTTTTGTGCCTCTTCTACTGTACAATCAGCAGATTTACTTATTGTAGGAGCAGCAGCACCGAATAAGTAGGCAAATTCCACAGCTTTGACCTTCTTTCTCCATTGTGGAGCAAGTTTCTTTACATCCAATGCAGATTTACATCCACATTGCTTGCATTCATTCTTGAATACAGCCCATGCAAACATACTGTGTGTATCACCTGTTCTTTCAAGGAATTCTTTCTTGAATTCTGTATCATTGTATATATCAGCTGCTAATCTTGACTCTTCTGATGAAAAGTCACAGGAGACAAACATATTACCACTTTCTGCTGTAAATGATGCTCTGGTTTCTTCATCAGATGGCAGTTGTTGTAGATTTACATATGTACAATCTTGAGGCTTTACATGATTAGCTTTAGCAAGGTCAGTATTAGGCTGTTGAGAACCACAAGACATGCGGCCAGATGAAGCACCAAGCTGTTTAAATGTTGTGTGAATCCTATGAGTAATAGGATTAATAGCATTAAGATGACCTTGACCAAAAGAAGTAACTACTTTGTTATATCCTTGATAATCAAAGTAGAGCTTTAGGAACTCATCACAGACACCTTTTTGTCCTTTAAGCTGTTTCTCAAGAACACTGTCTTTGTCCTCACCTGTCTTTTTATCCTGTACTGTAGTATTGAATCCTAGTAACTTGGCAATCTTTACTACTTGCTGACTTGATGACCAGTTGATGGTTACTTTAGGGGTTAAATCGAACCCTGTGAATAAATCACCTTGTCTGTCTATAAAGACATACTTCTTAAAGTTACTTGCATCTATTGTATTATAGAATGTGTTTCCAAGATCATCTTTATAGGGCTTTTTATATCCTTCCTTTGAGAGTCTAATGATAAAGTCATCAAGAGCTTTTTTAGCCTTATCAAGGTTCTCTTTATCCTTTACCATCTTAGCTTTCCACTTATCAGCATCAAGATGAATACCACACCATTCCATATAAGCAATAGGAGCTACAGCATCACATTCAAGTTTAGCTCCTACAAGGCATCCTTTCTTTCTACACTCAGCTACTTGAAGGTGCATTATCTTTTCAAGATTAGTGACATCAGAAGCAGCATAAAGTATTACTTTGTCATCCAGACCTCTCCATATAATTTCTCCTCTTACTGTCTTATCAATTTTTATATTGAGATACCTTTCACATAGGGCTTTAAGACTATAAGATATAACTCCAGAAGGCCAACCAAGATGAAGAAGCTGCTCTACTATCATGGTATCATATAGTTTTCTAATAACAATACCATAATTAAAGAAGAACTGCAAGTCAAACTTTCCATTCTGAAAGATACAGAATGTGTTTTCAAGAAAGTCCTTAAATAGCTTAATATCTACAGTAGAGCAATCAATTACTATTCTTATATCAGCTTTGTCATTACCTAACTGCACAGACAGGAGTCTACAAAGATGAGCGTCTCTACCAGTAGTTTCAGTATCTACTTGACATACTTTCCAATCCTTTATAATCTCCAATGCCTGTGCAGGAGTTATTATCATATAGTCTTTGTTATAGAACAGATAACTTTGATTAGTGCATAAATAAATCATTCTACATCTTACTATAAGCAATTAACTCATCAAAATCAAGAACATATTTAAACTTATTAAAGAAAGAAGATCCAATAATACCATGCAATGTCACTCCAGAAGACTGTTTAATAGAAGTAAAGGCTTCTTTCATATCCTGTACAATATACTCATAGGTATATTCCCTATCTTTATAATAGAGGGTAATTTCACAAGATTGTGTTTGATGAAGAATACCATCCATGCCCATGATATTAGACAAATCTGGGTTATTGGTTATTGTATGCTTAATATTTTTCAGAACATTTTTATCTATTACACTACTATTACTTCCAGTATCAAGCAAGAAGTTAAACCTCTTATCCCCTTGAAAGAAGGTTACAATGGGCAGATTTACAAGATTCATAGACTCCATGAAGGACATAGAATCTTTAGGCTTTCCAAGCAATTTGTTAATTAT